TTAGTAAGCGGTTGCTACGACTTCATATAAATCGCAATTTTCAAAAGTGTGAGGCAGATAAATAGTGAACGAGCCGGACTTTCCAACTTCAATAGGGTCGGAATAACTGAATTTTCCGCCCACGATTTTACCGTCCTGTTTGAAAATCGCAGATACCTGAACACTCTGCTTTTTGAAACTATTGTTTATAACTGTGCCGGAAATGGTATAGAACGCATTGCTACTTGATGAATGAATATCGCTGACTACAAAGTCTGAACGCTGAGAAACCTTGTCATCAGAATACATGGCTGGATTATCTGTAAAGCGCAAATCAAGTGATGTCGGAATGCGTCCTATGTAGTCGAAGGAATTAGAATATCGTATTGTATCGCCGGCAGCAATAGCGACAATATAGCTGGGCGAAGAATATAGTCCGTGGCCCTCTTCGTCCAAACAATTGACATTTATTGTAGAACCATCAAAGGTTTTGGAACTTTTGTTCGTTGCTTCAGCACTGTAAAAAACATAAACATGGCCGTTTTCAGAATACCAGGAACCACCTAAAAGCTTGACGGATGTTTGACCCGGGGTCCAGTCACCGCCAGATATAGTTCCTGAAGGACCGTCACCGCTGCATCCAGTTAGAAGTATGAGAAAAATTGTAATGGAAAGGGCAACAGAAAGAAATATCTTTTTCATGTGTGATTCCTCCATCATATACGACTTAACCGCTTTGGTCCAGACCAAGGCGGTTATTTTTTATGCTTCCTTTGCAGCCACGCCATGCGCAGCAGCTTTTTTATAACGTCCGGTGAGAACCAGATCCTCTACATAGTCCAGTGCCTTGGTCTGGCCCTCTTCGTTCAGTTGGTCGAAGTTGTCCAGCAGGGCAGTCTGGGCGGGGGTAAGCTGGATTTTACCGCTTACGGTATCATCAGACAAATCATCGAGAGTATACCCCATGCAGTGAACCACGGCGGAAACGGTGGACAACTGAGGATCTTTTGTCTGGCCTGCAAAAAGTTTGTTCAAGGTGCCTTTAGGCACACCAGATGCTTCTGAAATCTGCTCAATCGTCATACCGCTGTTCTTTTTAATACGGTTTAAGTTGTCGAGCCACATGGTAAAAATCTCCTTTCTGAATCTTTAACCCTATTATAAGAAAAAGAAACTGCCCCGTCAATAATAAATTACCGAATAAGATAAAAATATTCTGAAAGAGGGTTGACTTTTACCTTTAATGGATGTACAATCAAGCCGTAAATTACCGTTAAAGGTAAAATCGAAATGAAACGGAGGATTTGCAATGGACAATTTGAAAGCTGAGATGCAACGGAACGGCCTAACGGTAAAAGACATTATGAGCGCGATTGGATGCTCAGAGAAAACCGCCCGGAACAAGATCAACGGGGAGACGGATTTTACATATCCGGAAGCTGAAAAGGTTCGGAACGTCCTTTTCCCGGGGCTGAGGATGGAATATCTCTTTTGCCAGCGCCGTACCCAGCCCACCGACCCGAAAAAGAGCGAATGAAAGGAAGAAAAGCATGGGATACGAAGAAATTATGGCGGCCATCAAGGACATCAATGGCCCGTGGAGCAATGCAGCCTGTAGGGGCTACTGCCGGATGGCGATGAAAAGTGCCGGCGTAGACGAGAAAACCCAGAACGATGTGCTGCGGGAGCTGCATTTTTGCATGGACACAGTCAGCGTAGAAGAGGCAGCGAGGGAGGGCTAAGATGGACCGTTATATGATCGTGATCCCGGCGAAGAACCGGGCATTCAACATGAAGTGTGATGATGGTGACAGCATGAAGCTGGAGACCCTGCAGAAGCTGGTGGGCGGGCCGATCGAGCCGGTGCCCGCCTTGCTGAGCGCCGAGTGGGCGCGGGAGAAGAACGTGGACGGCATTCTGCTGCTGGTGAACGAGGAAGGGCTGATGAAGGAGCGCCCCCTGACGAACCAGCGCGCCAGTGAGATGACGGCGGCAGAGCTGGTGGGCCCGGCAGTCGTGGCCGCAAAGCGCGGCGATGAACTGATCGGCTTTGCAAAGCCTGTGGTGGAGACCATCTGCGCCGAGTGGCTGTGAGGTGCTGCCATGGGCCGAAAGCAGAAACTGCCCTTTGAGCACTGGCAAATTATTGAATTGCTGCACATCACACAGGATTTTTACTCAAAACCAGAGAATGAGGCTGCATTTCAGGAATGGAAGGCGGCCAGAGATGCGAGAAAAGCAAAAAGGCCCGCCGGTGCGGGAACACCGACGAGCCAACCAGGGTGATGGTTTGACAACACATCACCAGAAGTTTAACACAGAGTTGGAGGATTTGCAAATGAAAAAGAAGATCACGGGCAGCGTGCTGAGCGCCGGTGCCATTGTGCTGGGACTGGCTGCAGCAGGCTGCGGCGGGGCCATTGAGAACGCGGCCGACGGCTGGGCAATGCTGGGCTACACGCTGCTGGCCATCGTGCTGGGGTGTGCAGCCCTGGCGCTGGCCGGGCTGGGCCTGGTGGCGGAACAGCGGAAGGAGCCGCAGAAGATCCACAAGGTGCCGGAGAACACGGTGAAGAAAGCCGTCTGCGGCAGAAAGGCGGGGTAAGGATGAAAATCACGATTTACAGAAATGGAAACGATGGCGGTCTGAGCATTGAGGATGGTGAGAGTGCAGCGGATGTTACACGGGTGATCATGCAGTCGGCAGTAAGTTTTGTTGTCAGCAGCGTGCCCAGTGACCTGAACAACACCCAGAAAGAGGAGATTGTTCGGAACTTTGCAAAGGCCGCTGAACTGGAAATGCGGTTGGCACTGAGCCATAAACCGGTGACGGGCCGTTTTGAGGATAAAGAAGCTGCTTTTATGGAAGAGCTGATAAAACGGGCGATGGAGGCCAAGCAGAAATGACGCTGGAAGAGTACAAGAACATTTTGATTACCGGAACGCCCAGTGACCGGGCACGGGCCATTGCCGAGGCCGGGAACGACAGGAGCCTGACCGACAAGGAGTTCCACGAGCTGACGGCCATGATCAAGGGCGTTGTGCGGCCCGGGCGGCGGAAGATGACCCCGGACGAGGCAAAGCTCTGGGCGGAGGTGAGCCGGATCAACACCCGGTTGAAGGACGAGATGGTGAACGCGGGCTTTGCGGTGAGGGCCCTGCCCGGCGACCTGCAGGAGGATGCGATCAACATTCTTTCCCGCACGGTGAGCGGGATGCTGGGCGACCTGACCGCCATGATGGCAGAGACCGGGGAACCCTGATGGATAAGACCCAGTGTGTACATGTATTTGAGATCACCCGGAGCCGGTGCCTGACCTGTGCAGGCCGGAACCGGGCGTGCGGGGAATATGAAGAACGGAGAAATTACCATGAAAACAAAGATGAGCCTTTCGGCAGAGATGGACCTGACCCAGGACAGCGTGGTGCAGCTGACCTGCTGGTGCGGGCAGATCGCCTTACATGAGCTGTGGGGGCTGGGCCGCACCCGGCTTGACCGGATCACCAGACGGAAGGAGCTGCTGGGCAGCCAGAGCCTGGCTGTGGTGATGCAGCCGGACAAGAACGGGATGCCCCAGACGGAGAAGGCCCGGCGGCTGCGGGCGGAGGCAATCCCCAAGGGCGTGCCGACGGAATTCCGGGTGCCTGCGTTGCGGACACCCCGCACCCGGCGGGAGCAGCAGCTGAAAATGGTGGGCGACCGGGCAGCGACCATGGCTTGGCAGCTGATGGCGCTGGCCTGTGTGCAGGAGTTGGGGTTTGGAGCAGGCCGGCTGAACAGGCTGTATGCAGAGATGCGCCACAACTATGAGCAGTTGAATGAGTGGGGAAAGACGGACGGGCTGGACGTGGCCATGGAAAAGCTGCGGCGCTGCGCCTGCGATGCCTTGCAGACTGAGGACATCGTGGTGGAGAACGTGGACGATGAAAAGACAGTGCAGACCCTGAGCCGAAGCTACAAGGAGCAGGAAGCGGAGTTTCTGAAGCGGGCCGTGATGATGGCAGCGGGCCGCAAGGCCTGCCGCCAGAGCCTGAATGTGCTGAACGAAGAGAGTGTTCGGCAGAAATGTGCGGATGCCATGGCAGCGGCTACCGGAAGCAACCTCTCACCGCTGCGGTCTGGCTATGCCAGCGCCTTGCAGAGCTCCCCTGATATGGGAGCCAAGGATCAAGGAGGACGATAAGATGCAGAGTGGATGCAGATGGGTATACACCCTGATGGACTGGGACACCGGCGAGGTGGTGGCCAAGGGCACCAGCGTGGAGCTGGTGGAGCAGGGATATTTTCCCGATGTGAACAAGCTGAGCAGCGTTTGGGATAATCTGGAAAAATGCAAGAACCCCAGCCCGAAGAACTACCGGTGGAAGATGGAGCGGAAGAGCACCAAGGACGACCGGGTGGAGAGGGCCCGGGCAGAGGGCCTGAGCGCGGACGAGCGGGCCGAGACCCGGATGGTGCGGGTGTACAGCTGCTACGGTGCGGACGGCACCCTGCTGGGCAAGGGCACGGCGGCAGAGCTGAAGGACAGGGGCTTGTTTGGCAGCGAGGGCACGGTGCACGAGTGCTACCGCAAGCGGGGCGGCGTGTACAAGCCCGGCGGCGTTGCGCGGATGGAGATGGAGCTGTGCCAGAAACGGATCAGGCACCCCATAAAGCGACCGGATCAGCCGGTAAAGGTGAAGCGCAAGCCCATTGGCGGCGTGCTCGACCCCAGCCCCCTGGCCTACGACGTGCATGATCTGATGATCTACAACGAGAAGGCCCGGAAAATTGGAAAGCCGGAGCTGACCTACGGCTACTGGGCGGAAAAAGGAAAACCGGCAACACCGTAGTCTATTATGAAGAGCAACGGATACGATGGACCTGACACGTCCACCGTATCCGTTACGTTTCATAATACCTTTATAAAGAAAGAGGGGGAAGGGCCCTCTTTGGGGAGCTAGTATACCCGTTATTTCTGTGACGGTGGGGTCACGGGAAAGAGACTATCAGCAGAAAGTGAAAGCCAGCAGGAGGGCACCGGGATGCGGAATACCTACACCAGAGAGAAGAGAACCCTGTGTGGGGAGAGTTACATGGAGGTAGACCTGTATGCCATTACCCCGGAGGAACACCAGGCCAAGCGCAGGAAGAAGTGCAGGCCCAGCAGTGAACGGCAGAAGCGGCGGAATGCCCAGCACGCCCATCGGCGGAGGGTGCAGAAATCAAACGCCAATTTCACGGTGTTGGGGTTCTACCTGACCCTGACCTATGCGGAAGAATACATGCCGGAAAGCATGGAACAAGCCGAAAAAGACCTGCGGAACTACATACGCCGACTAAAAACGGCAATTTTAGCTGCCTTTGGCCCGGGCTTTGCCCTGCGATACATGGGGTTGACCGGCTGCGGACGAAAAAGCGAACGCTACCACCATCACCTGCTGATCGAGTGCCCAGGGCTGACCATGCGACAGAATGCAGACTTTCGGCAGCTGCTCGAGGACAAATGGTCCGCACGCCAACCGGACGGCAGCTATGAGCTTTTGGGTACAGCTAACGCTGATCGGCTGAACCTGCAGAACCGGCTGGATGACCTGATCACCTACTTCGAGAAGCACGGGCAGTTGCGCTGGTACGAGAGCAGAAGCCTGATCCAGCCGGTGGAGCTGGTACCCAATGACACCAGATGGAGCCGGAAGCAGCTACGCAAAGGCTGCACGGACTGCAAGGACAGTGCATATTGGTGGGAGCAGAAATACCCGGGCTGGAAATTCGTGCGCTGCGTGGTACCGGAACCGGAGAGCCCCGGATGCGAGAAAGAGGGCTGGGATGCGGATGACCTGCGGTGCTATGTGGTGATGGTGAAGCAGAAGGTGGGACATGCCTTTGCGAAAGTTCGCACCTGACAGATAAAACACCGGTATTTTGCGCGTTATACCCATGCGAAAAGAAGGTGGGGCGATGACAAAAGAGCAGAAGAAGGCGACCCGGCAGGCTCTGCGCCGATATGGCGAGGGGTCTGTTTGTGCTGCCTGGGCGCAGGTGATCGGGGCGGTGCTGGCCTGGTACGACCGCAATGACCCGGTATGCGCCCAGCTGCTGCGGCTGCGCTACCTGCAAGGTCTGCCCGAGGAAAAGGTGATCGCCCGGCTGTATGTGGGGCGAACGACCTACTACACCAAAGAGCTGGAAGCCCTGAGCACCGTGGCAGTGTGTGCAGCGGATGCAGGGCTGCTGCCCGGCGGGCAAATGTCCGGGGTAGTTGCACCCGGCGGGGCGTGATAGGATATTTGCAAAGGCAGGTGAGAGAATTGGCGAAAAAGCGGGCGTACTGCAAGAATACCGTGAAGGGGAAACAGCGGGGAAAGAAATACCCGGCGGCGTTCCGGGCAGAGGTGGTAATGGCCATGCTGGGCTCCAACTCCATCTGCGCTGTGGCGAAGAAGTACGGCGTGCCGGAATCGACCATTCGCAGCTGGATGAGCGAGGAGGCAGGCCGCAGTGATGCCTTTGCAAAGGCCCGGCAGGAAACCGCGCGGGAGATCGCCATCCGGGCAAGCCTGGGGGTGCGGGCACAGGTGACCTTTTTGCAGGGCCGGGCCGCTGAGAGCCAGCGGGCGGCGCAGATCACGGAGAGGCTGCACCGGCGTTTGGACGAGGACACCCGGGCCCGGGACTTTGCCGTGGGCACCCTGCTGAAGGACGACCCGGAGGAGCTGGCCGATGCCACCGAGACCGGGCTTGTGGTGTATGCCAGCCCCGGCAGCTACGACAGGCAGCTGGATGACACGGAACGCAGGCGGCTGAACGCCGAACTGGAGCGGTACGAGGGCCGGGTGATGAGCGACAAGAACGCGGCCGGTGTGGCCAAGGTGCTGATGGAAGTGGCCGAAAAGGCTGCTGCCATGGCCCCGGCGGAGAACACCGACAGCGAGAGCGGCCCGCCGATGGTGGAGATTGCGGCAGCCGGAGACGCGGACGGCAAGCAGGAGGTGGAAGTGGATGGCGGCACAGAGGATGCGTGACGGCAGACCGGTGATCTGGTCGCCGCAGCCCGCCCAGGCGCGGTTCATGCAGCGCACCGAGAACGAAGTGCTGTATGGCGGGGCCGCAGGCGGCGGAAAGAGCGACGCGCTGGTGATCGAGGCCCTGCGGCAGGTGGAGATCCCACACTACCGGGGGCTCATCATCCGAAAGACGTTTCCCCAGCTGCGGGAGCTCATTGACAAGACCATGCGGTATTACAAGCCGGTTTTCCCAAAAGCCCGGTACAACAGCAGCACACACTGCTGGACCTTCCCCAGCGGGGCAAAGATCTATTTTGGCAGCCTGAACCACGCCCAGGATAAGTACAACTATCAGGGCCAGGCCTACGACTTTATCGGCTTTGACGAGCTGACCCATTTCACCTGGGAAGAGTACAGCTACCTGCTGAGCCGAAACCGACCCAACGGCCCCGATACCCGGGTCTACACCAGGGCCACGGCCAACCCCGGCGGCATCGGCCACGGATGGGTGAAGGCAAGGTTCGTCAGCCCGGCCCCGCCCGGCACCAGGATGGTGCAGATGGTAAAGGCCAGGGCCCCGGACGGACGGGAGATCGTGCAGCGGCGGACCCGCATCTTTATCCCCAGCACCGTGTTTGACAACGCGGCCCTGTTGGAAAATGACCCGGGATACCTGGGCACGCTGGCTGCGCTGCCGGAAGCGGAGAAGAAAGCCCTGCTCTACGGCGACTGGGACAGCTTTACCGGGCAGGTGTTCACCGAGTGGAAGAACGACCCGGCCCACTACGACGACCAGCGGTGGACACATGTGATCCGCCCGTTCCGCATCCCGGGACACTGGAAGATCTGGCGGGGGTACGATTTCGGCTACTCGAAGCCCTTTTCCGTGGGGTGGTATGCGGCGGACGAAGAGGGCAGGCTTTACCGCATCCGGGAGCTGTACGGCTGCACCGGGACCCCCAACGAGGGCATCAAGGCTGACCCTGTGAAGCAGGCGAGGATGATCCGGGAAGCAGAAGAGAACGACCCCATGCTCCGGGGCCGCACCATTCTGGGCGTGGCCGACCCGGCCATCTTCAACGAGAGCCAGGGCGAGAGCATTGCCATGATGCAGGAGAAGAGCCCGAACTTTTTGCACTGGGCACCCGGCGACCACACACGGCTCGCCGGAAAGATGCAGTTCCACTACCGGCTGGCGTTCCAGGCGGACGGGCGGCCCATGCTGCAGGTGTTCAACACCTGCAAGCACTTTATCCGCACCATCCCGAACCTGGTATACAGCGAGAGCAACGTGGAGGACATTGACACCGACCAGGAGGATCACATCTACGACGAGTGCCGGTATGTGCTGATGGAGAATCCCCTCAGCCCGCCCCGGACAGAGCCGGTACAGCCCATGCCGGATGACCCGCTGGAGCTGGGGAAGAAAGCGAGGTTTTTTAGAGTATGACCGACGTGATCGGCACAGAGCAGGTGGCGAAGGCCACGGCGCTGTTACAGAGATACAAGACCGGCAAGGCGGCGCTGGACAAGCGGATTGTGGATAACGAGCTGTGGTTCCGGATGCAGCACTGGGCCAACTACCAAAACGAGATGATGGAGGGCAAGCCCAAACCTTCCAGCGGGTGGCTGTTCAACAGCATTGCCAACAAGCACGCGGATGCCATGGACAACTACCCGGAACCCAACGTGCTGCCCCGGGCAGCGGACGACGAACAGACCGCCAAGGTGCTTTCCAAGATCCTGCCGGTGCTGCTGGAACAGGCAGAATACGAGCAGGTGTACAGCGACACCTGGTGGCGCAAGCTCAAGCAGGGCACCGGCGTGAAGGGCATCTTCTGGGACCCGGGGTTGCGGAACGGCGTGGGAGACATCTCCATCAAGAGCATGGATCTGCTGATGATGTACTGGGAGCCCGGCGTGATGGACATCCAGGACAGCCCCCACCTGTTCAGCCTGGCGGTGGCCGACAACGAACAGCTGAAGGCTCAGTACCCCCAGCTGGAAGGTCACACCGGCAGCACGCTGGAAGTGGCAAAGTACATCCACGACCAGAGCATTGACACCTCGGACAAGAGCGTGGTGGTGGACTGGTACTACAAAAAGGCCCAGGAGGACGGCCCGCCTCTGCTGCACTACTGCAAGTTCTGCAACGGCGTGGTGCTCTACGCCAGCGAGAACGACCCGGCCCTTGCTGACCGGGGATTCTACGACCACGGCAAGTACCCCTTTGTGTTCGATACCCTGTTCGTGGAAGAGGACAGCCCGGCGGGCTTTGGGTACATCGACGTGATGAAGGACACCCAGACCGCCATTGACGAGATGAACGCGGCCATGGACGAGAACGTGAAGCTTTCGGCCAAGGCACGATACATCATCCAGGACGGGGCGGGCATCAACGAGCAGGAGCTGGCCGATTTTGGCAAGGACATCGTCCACGCGGCGGGGCGGGTGACGGACGAGACCCTGCGGCCCTTACAGACAGCGGGGCTGGCGGGCAACCTGATCACCTACCGGGACGCGAGAGTGGCGGAGCTGAAGGAGATCAGCGGCAACCGGGATGTTTCCCAGGGCGGCACCACCAGCGGCCTGACTGCGGCTTCTGCCATTGCGGCGCTGCAGGAGGCTGGCTCGAAGCTCTCCCGGGATATGCTGAAAAGCGCTTACCGGGCCTTTGCAAAGGAGTGCTATTTCATCATCGACCTGATGCGGCAGTTCTACGACGAGAGCCGGGTCTACCGCATTACCGGCGACAGCGGCCAGCCGGAGTATGTGCGGTTCTCCGGGGCAATGCTGCAGCCCCAGCCGGTTGACATGATCGGCGGGGTAGAGCTGGGAAGCCACGAACCGGTGTTTGACATTACGGTATCGGCTGCCAAGAAGAGCACCTTCAGCCGCCTTTCCCAGAACGAGACGGCAAAGGAGTGCTACCAGATGGGGCTGTTTGCCCCGGCCAACGCTGACGCGGCGCTGGCGGTGCTGGACATGATGGACTTTGAGGGCATCGAAAAGGTGCGGGAACGGGTGCAGCAGAACGGAACCCTGTACACCCAGCTGCAGCAGGCCATGGAACAGCTGCAGAAGCTGAGCGCCATCATTGACCAGCAGAACGGCACCAACATGAGCGCCATGGCCGGGGCCGCTGCACAGGCGGCCGGAACCACGGGCGGCGGCAGCGGCGGACAGACCACCGCAAAGACAGCGACCAACGGCCTGGGGGCTGTGGTGGGCGGCGGAGGCAACAGCCTGGCCACCCAGGCGGCAAAGCGGGCCATGAACGTGAATAATCCGAATAAGTGATTTTCAGAAGGAGCGATAGAATGATCCATGCAGAGTATGTAGAGTTCGACCAGCCCACTGGTGCACGGGTGCGCAGACTGGAAGTTTTCGGCCATGCAGGCTATGCGCCCAGAGGGCAGGACATCGTGTGCGCGGGTGCATCCATGCTGATGGAGACGCTGGTGTATGTGCTGGCTGACTGTGACGAGGCCGAGTGCTGTGCCTACAATGAGCCGACCGGGCCCCGCGTTTCGGTGAAGCTGACCGGCAGCATCTTCCCGACAGACCTGACAGCAATGGAGTTTGCAAAGACGGGTCTTGCCCTGCTGGCGGAGAGATATCCGGAAAACATCCACTATGAGGACAAAAGCAAGGACGGCCAGGAGAAAATGGTAAACCTTCAGCTGTTTGCTGAGGGCTGCGGTGACGGCGGCGCTGCCGCTGCTGCCGCCAGTGCTGCGGATGCGGCTCAGGAAGTGCAGGAGCCTGCTCTGCGGCCGGCAGAAGAGCGGCTGGCACGGCGGAGCGGGGTGCTGAAGCGGAGCAGCCGGGAAGAGGGCTCACCCTCTCAGTCGGCGCAGAGCGCCGCCAGCTCCCCCGAGGGGGGAGCCCTTGGCAGTGAGGAAAAGTCTGAGCTGGACGAGGAAGCGGCAGAGAACCAGAACGAAGCCGAGGGCAAGGACGGCGAGGAGAAGGGCGAAGGCAAGACCAAGAGCCCGGAGGAGCGGCGGAAAGCCTTTGGTGAGCTGCTGCGCGGAGAGTATGCCGACCTGACCGAGGAGCTGATGCAGAACGCCGTGACCGAAGCGACCCGGCGGCTGGAAGCAAGCCCGGCCATGAAGGGTCTGATGCAGGCGCTGCAGGAAAAGTACGGCACGGATGCCAACGACCTGGTGGCCCTGACCGAGGCTGTGCGGAACGGCGCGGTGAAAGACGATGCCTACTACGAGAAGCTGGCCATGGAGAAGGGCGTTTCCACCAGGACGGCCCGGGAGCTGGACAAGCTGGAAAGCCAGAACAAGCACCTGACCGAACAGCAGCAGATGATCCAGCAGATGGAGCGTCAGCGTGCCCAGCAGGCCCGCATTGCAGAGCTGCAGGCCGGATGGGACCGGGAAGCGGAGCAGCTGAAAGCCCAGTATCCCGACTTCAACATGGCTGAGGTGCTGGCGAACCCGGAGGTGGAGAAGATGATGCGGTCGGGCGTTTCTATGACGAACGCCTACCGCAGCGCCTACTTTGATCACATCCTGAAACAGCAGCAGGCCGCCACGGCCCGGCAGGTGGAGCAGGGTGTGGTGAACCGGATGCAGCAGCGCAACGCCCGGCCCGGCGAGAATGGCACCCGCCCCGGCAGCGCGGTGCAGACCAAGATCGACGTATCCCACATGAGCCGCAAGGAAATGGAAGAGATGGAGAGGCGGGCCATGCGGGGTGAAGTTATTACACTGTAAACCTCTCACCGGCACTGTCCGCCTACGGCGGCGCAGATGCCGGAGCTCCCCTACCAGGGGAGCCGTGAGTAGAGGAAAATAAATTTTAGGAGGAAGCTATGAACAACAGAACCAAGAACCTGAAGCTGGATCTGCAGATGTTTGCAACGGCCAGCACCCAGAACCAGAACGCCACCAGCGCATCCGGCATGAGTGCCGAGATGAAAACCTTTTACGAGAAGCGCCTGATCGACCAGGCAGAGCCTGCCCTGGTGCATGACCAGTTCGGCGACCCGTATCCCATTCCGGCCAACGGCGGCAAGAACATCGAGTTCCGCAAGTATGACAGCCTGCCCAAGGCCACCACTCCGCTGACCGAGGGTGTGACCCCGGACGGCCAGACCATGAACGTTTCCACCGTTACCGCTGAAGTCAAGCAGTACGGCGGCTGGGTACCCATTACCGACACGCTGCAGCTGACTGCAATTGACAACAACATCGTGCAGGCGACCAAGATCATTGCCAGCCAGGCGGGCCGCACCCTGGACACCATCGTGCGTGATGTGCTGGCGGGCGGCACCAATGTGATCTATGCGCCCAAGATCGGCGAAGGCGGCGCGGAGACCCCTGTGACCAGCCGCGCCACCCTGGACGCGACCTGCCAGCTGACCAGCGACCTGATCGCCCGTGCGGCCACCCAGCTGAAGGCCATGAACGCTGACCCCATCGGCACCAGCTTTGTGGGCATCATCCACCCTTATGTGACCTATGAACTGCGCCGCGACCCGGACTGGATCGATGTGCACAAGTACGCCCAGCCGGACGAGATCTACAACGGCGAGATCGGCACGCTGCACGGTGTGCGCTTTGTGGAGACCAGCGAGGCAAAGATCTGGAAGGGCACCGGCTGCCCGGCGGGTCTGGCCGTGTTCAGCACCCTGATCCTGGGTGCCCACGCCTACGGTTCCACCGAGATCGAGGGCGGCGGCCTGGAGCACATCGTGAAGCAGCTGGGCTATGGTGACGATCCCCTGAACCAGCGCGCGTCTGTGGGTTGGAAGGCACACAAGACCGCTGAGCGCCTGGTGGAACAGTACATGGTGCGCATTGAGAGCTGCAGCGCACGGTACAGTGCAACGGCGGAGGCGAACTAACCCTCTCACCACTCCATCCGCCTATGGCGGCATGTCGTGGAGCTCCCCCGAAGGGGGAGCCCTGCTTAGAGGAAATAGAAAGGAGCCGATAAAATGGCAGAAGCAAAGAAAAAGACTGAGACGATCCGGCTGTTTTCGGACGGCGGGAAATACAAGGGCGACCTGTTCGTGAGCGTGAACGGTGTGAACTACCAGCTGCAGCGCGGCAAGAACATTGAGGTGCCCCCGGAGGTGGCGGAGGTCATCCGCCACAGCCAGGAACAGGACGACCAGACCGCTGCCCGCATGGAAGAGCTGGCGAATAAGGCGTAATTTTTGAGAACCCCCGGCCCGGCGGCACACGCTGTGCCGGGGGTTATTTGTTTGGAGGTCTTTTATGACAGTAGGAAAGGCAATCGAAACGGCAGACAAGCTGCGGCCCAACAACGGGTTTGACCGTGAGCTGAAGATCTTATGGCTGCGGCAGGCGGATGCGGGGCTGAGAAAGAGCGTGGTGGACAAGAGCGACACCACCGATTTTGATGCCGTGGGTGCGGACATCTTATACGACCGGGAGCAGGAGCTTTTGCGGCAGGACGCGGAACTGCTGCTGCCGGAGCCCTACGACAGCTACTATGCCCACTATCTGGCGGCACAGATGGACGCGGCCCTGGGCGAGACCGACCGCTATGCCAACGAGATGCAGCTGGCCAACGAGAACCAGCAGGAGTTTGCAGCCTGGTGCAGGCACACCTACCTGCCCAGGATGGCCACGAAGTGGAGGTACTGAGATGGCACTGCCGAGTTTATACAGCATCTCGACGGGGAAGAGCATCCAGACGGCTTTTGGCGGCCTGAACGAAACCTACGGCTGCGCCGAGGCGGAGTTTACCGAGATGAAGAACTTTTCCAGCCGGGGATACCCCGCACTGCAGACCCGGACACCCCGGCGCACCATGCGGGCCATGGGCCGCTGCAACGGGATGTACCACCTGAACGGCCTGCTGCTGTGCGAGGGCACCACCCTGCGCTACACCGAGGACAGCGAGGACGACGTGGCCACCGCGGCTGCGGGCGGGGAGATCGTGCTGGAAAACGCCGTGACGGACAGCGAGAAAATTATGATCGGCATGGGCACGAAGATCCTGATCTGGCCGGATGCCAAGAGCTTTGACACGGCCACCGGAAAGCTGGAAGCCCTGAGTGCCGCATGGAGCCAGACCGGCACGGTGACCATTGCCCCCTGCGACGCGGGCGGCAAGACCTACACCGTGAGCAGCGTGGGCACCACGGAACCTTCCGGCCCGGCGGACGGGACGCTGTTTCTGAAACAGAACTCTTCTTCCAGCAAGTGGGCCTATGTGAACGTACTGGAACAGTACGATGCCAAGAGCGGCAAGTGGGCGGAGATCCTTTTGAACAGCGTGAAGATGACCCTGCCCGGGCTGGCCGCTGCGGGCTTCAAGAAGGGGGATACCATCACGGTGGAGCAGGTGCCCGGGCTGGTGGAAGAATATCTGGCCGAGGGTGTGAACGGCGAGGTGACCATTGAGCAGATGGACGGGGACAGCATTGTGCTGACCGGCAGCCCAAAGACCGAGAGCGCACGCTATTACGGCAGCTTTACCGTGACGGCAGGCGGTACCACCTGGAAGAGCATGAACGGCAGCGAGAGCGCCACAGCGGGCGGCACCACCATTACCGCACGGCGGCGGGTGCCCCGGCTGGAATATGTGACCGAGAACGCAAACCGAGTATGGGGCTGCAACAGCGAGGAGAACGTGATCTACAGCTGCAAGCTGGGCGACCCCACCAACTGGTACAGCTACCGGGGCATTGCTTCGGACAGTTACGCCGTGAACGTGGGCAGTGACGGCCCCTTTACCGGTGCGGCCACCTGCATGGGCTATGTGCTGTTCTTCAAGGAGAACTGCCTGCACAAGCTCTACGGCAGCCGCCCGGCGGACTATCAGCTGGTGAGCGTGCAGTGCCGGGGCGTGGCCAAGCAGGCAAGCAAGAGCATGTGTGTGCTGGCAGAGGTGCTGTACTACCTTTCCCCCGACGGCGTGATGGCCTGGGACGGCAGCCTGCCGGTGAAGATCAGCGGCGGGCTGGACAACACCTGGCTGATGAACGTGCGCGGGGCGGTGGGCGGTGTGCTGGACACCCGGTATTACCTGCATCTGCGGGTGCCGGGCCGGAACGAGACCCGGCTGCTGGTCTATGACACCGAACGGCAGCTCTGGCACGAGGAGGACACGGCGGCGGAAGAGAATGCTTCCGGCTGGGCAATGTGCTCCACGGGACGGCAGCTCTACCAGTGGGACGGCGTGAATCTGTGGGCCACCGAACCGGAACGGGAGGCCGACCGGGACACCGACGCGGCAAAGGCGAATTTGGAACAGAAGGTGGGCTTTGAGGCTGTGAGCGGAGACATTGGACTGAACATCCCGGCGGACAAGTACATCAACCGGGTGTTTCTGCGGGTGGATGCCCTGACGTACAGCGTGGTGGAGCTGCAGGCCAGCTATGAGGGCGGAGCCTGGGAGACACTGGGCCAGGCAGCCGTTCTGAACAAATACACCCGGGTCAACCTGCCCTTTGTGCCGGAGCGGCACGACACCATGCGGCTGCGGATCAAGGGCACCGGGCAGATCGCGGTGCGGAGCATTGCGTTCAGCATGGCAGAGAGCCGGGGCAACCGGGTGGCCGGAGGGGAACCGAAACGATGACCCTCTCAGCGCGCAATGCACCTGCGGTGCAGTTGCTTGCAGCTCCCCCGAAGGGCAACGGCGACAACCGCCGCCAGTGGCGGATTGATGGAGGAGCTGTTGGGGCCGCGGCCAGCAGGATGCGAACGGAGTGAAGCAGACGCTGGGAGCCGCAACCCGATAGCCCTGCTTAGAGGAAGGAGATTTTATATGGCAGATATTACGAGGCTTGGCGAGATCGCCATGCCGAAACTGAGTGACAACATGGCCCCGGAGGACAGGCGGAGCATCAACAACTACCTGATGCAGCTGCGGGACCAAATGATATACATGATGCAGAACCTGGACGAGACGAACTTCAGCGACACCATGCGGGACAAGCTGGTGGCCATGGGGCTGAAGGTGGAGTAAACGAAAGGAGACAGTGAGAAGATGGCAAGAGGACAGTGGTGGGAGTACCTGATCCCGGGCCACAATGTGGCGCTGATGATGGGGGATGCGTATGACGGCATTACCGGCAACAGCGAAAAGAATGCGGGCACCGGCGTGTTTGGAACCAGAAAGAACGATTCCAACAGCTACCAGTACGCCCAGAGCAACGACCGGGTGACCACGGCAAAGAACAATCTGGATTACATCAAAGGACAGAAGCCCGGGGAGTATCAGAGCGAGTACGGCAGCCAGATCAGCGGCACGCAGAGCCAGCTGGACAAGATGAACCGGGACGGCTTTTCTTACGACTACACCAAGGACGCAGCTTACCAGCAGTACAAGAACCAGTACACCCGGGGTGCGGAGCTGGCCAGTGAGAACGCTGCCGCCAACGCTTCGGCCCGCAGCGGCGGCTACGGCAACAGCTGGGGCACTTCCAGCGGGCAGACGGCCTACCAGAGCACCATGAACGGGCTTTCGGACGTGGCAGACAGCTTATACAACCAGGCATACAACGAATATGCCGCCAAAAAGAGTGATCTGAGCAGTCGGCTGAGCTCTTTGCAGCAGCAGGAAAAGCTGGCGCAGGATGCTTACAACACCCGCCTGAACAATTACTATGGCCAGCTGAACAGTGCCCAGACCGAATATGCCAACGCGGTGGGGGCCAACCAGAAGAAGGATGCGAACAACACCAACTTCTGGGGGAACGTTTTGCAGGTCGGCGCACAGATGCTGCCGTGGGTGCTGAAAGCGCTTGCCGTGATCTGAAGACCGGTGTGTGGCAGAAGAAAAGGAGAACGACATGTTATTTGATACCTTACGGAGAAAGAACCAGGCGGAACAGGAAGAGCGGGAATGGAATGCCAACCGCCCGGCGGACTATGTGAGCCGGAACAAGGACGCAATGGACAGCCTGACCGGGCAGATCGGCAGCGGGTTCGACTGGGATACCGGCAGCAAAGCCTACCAGCAGTACCGCGCCCAGGCCCAGGCCAATGCTGCCGCCAGCGCGGAGAACGCCCAGGCCAACGCGGCGATGCTGGCGGGCGGGTATGGCAGCAGCTACGCCGACAGCGTGGCAAAGCAGGGCCAGCAGCAGGCGCTGAGCGGCATTGACAATGCGGTACCCGGCCTGAGAGGCCAGGCACTGAGCGAATACCAGAACCAGCAGAACGACCTGCTGAGTGCCCTTTCCGGCATGGCCAACACCGAGGCGCTGGACCGCAGTGCATACGGCAGCAACTTTGCCAACTACACGGCGTGGCAGAATTTCCTTGCCAACCAGAGCGAACAGGCCCGGAACGAGAACGACACTTACTGGAACAACCTCTGGAACACGGTAAAGAACATCGGCTCGGCGGCCCTGACGGCCTACGATGGGTACAAGGGGTACACCTATCAGGAAGAGCAGCTGGCGCTGCAGAAGCAGGCGGCACGGCAGCAAACGGCACAGGTGGCAATGAATCTCGCTGATGCCGGGGGGATTGATCTGGCAAAGGCAATGATGCAGGATGCCGGAATGGATCCGACGCTGCTGGACAGCTACAACGGAAAGCAGATGACGTGGGAGGATAAACTCAAATGGATCCAGAGCGCATCCAGCATGACGGCAAACGGTGACCAGAAGGGTGCACAGACGATTCTGAACATTCTGGGCATGGATCCGAATTCCATTGCTACCCGTGACGATGTGGCAGATTGGGCATTCAATGACTATGCACGAAAGCAGAGTTTTACAAAGGCCCTGTCCGGCGGCGGTTCCGGCAGTTCGAGGAGTTCCGGCGGCTCTTCCGGTGCCTTTGGCGGGTACACCAGCAGCAACGTGACCACCCTGCTGGGAAAGCTGGCCGGGGTGAAAGAAGGAAGTGCTGCCTATAACGCCATTGCCGGAGAACTGGCAAAGGCGGGTGTAGATGTAGGCGGCAGCACCCAGAGCGTGGGAAAGAGCGTGGGAACTCCATCCTATGTTTCTGTTGACGGCGTGAGTGGTGCTGCACCCAAGACAAAATATTTCGGCAGTTCCGGCAGCACGGGTAAGAGTGCGAGCACCGGAATGCCGTACAGCAACGCCCTGAGCTATGCAAAGGGGTGGAGTGCAGAAGGGGTGGATTCGGATACGATCTATGCCCGGCTGGTCAACATGGGCATAAATGATGACGTGGCGGCCAAGGTCTGGAATGCGATGGGATGGTAAGGAGAACAAAAATGGCATGGACAGCAGAACAGATGGCCCAAAAGCGGGCCAAACTTCAGAAAAAAACCAATGCCGCTGCTGGTGGGGCAGAACCCCTCAGTCAGCGCAAGAGCGCTGACAGCCGCAACCCGTTAGCCCTTGGCAGTACGGGAAACTCTGTGTCGGACAATAAAAGCAATACATGGACGGCGGAAAAAATGGCCGAAAAACGTGCGGCACTGCAAACCCAGAAACAGCAGACGGGCACCGACCTGTATTCCACGGCGCTGGAGGATTACCGGACAAGGAACAACCTGGGCTTTGCGGATGCCATGGACAGCCGGAGCGACGAGCTGAACCGGCAGAAGGTGACAGTGAGCCCGGCGGGGAATACTCTGGGAACGTGGTACGGACAGCAGGCCCAGAAGCTGAAGAACAGCTATGCGGAGTACAGCCAGCCGGACGACTTTGACCAGGCCAACCAGTGGTTTGACCAGCCTCGGAATCAGGAGCTTGTGAACAAGCTCCTGGAAAAGAAGAGCAATTATACCAGCTATGCCGAGACCGGCACCAGCAGAAACGGGGCCAGCGCCGGGGATGGTAGCATCGACCCCTTCCGCACCACGGGAATCAAGGGGAAGGTGGGCAACACCTACAGCACGGCGGACCTGAAAAAGCTGGGGTACACGGACACGGAGATCCGGCAGGCCAGGGAGTATCTGGACACCATGGAAGAAATCCCGGAGTGGAAGCAGCTGGCCCGGCGGACGGCAAACACCGTGGGCGGCGTTGCGGACACGGTGGCAGCGGCTCCGCTGATGGGTGCGGAGTACCTGGTGCAGGCCGGAAAGAACATCCGGCAGAGCAGCGAGAACCGGAAAGCACTGGAAGCAGAGCTTGCCCGGAACCCCCGCGAGAAGAACCTGTATGACCAGCTGATGGAAACTGACATGGACTACCAGCCCAAGTACAGCACCGGCGACCTGTTGCAGCAGGGATTTACCCGGCAGGAGATCGAGGACATGCGCAGCCGCATTGCCGGAACGGAAGCAAAGGGTGGCATCGACACGGAGAAGAGCGTGGGATACCAGCTGTACAACCGGGGCCAGCAGCTGACGGGCGCGGCCCAGAGCGGCCTGACCGATGTGCAGCGGACCGTGCAGGGCGTGGCGACCAGCGCGGCAGAGAACCTTGCCGTGGCTGCCATCAACCCGGCGGCGGTGCTGCCGGTGCTGAGTGCCCAGGGCGCTGCGGATGCCATGGGCAAGAGCGCGGCCAAGGGCGAAAGCGCAGGCAAGGCGCTGGTGGGCGGCGTGGCCAAGTTTGGCGCAGGATGGGCCATCAACAGCGTGGGTGCGGCTGATCTGGCAAGAACCATGGGCGCGGATTACGCCAGAAATTCCGTGGCGGGAGCTGTGGCAGACAAGATCCGGGCGCTGGCTGGGGATTCGGCCTTTGCGGCGGCACATCCGGCCATTGCCAACGCCATTTCCGGCGGCATTGACAACGCCGTGCAGGCCTTTGTGGAGACCTATGCCGACAAGGCCATTGATGCGGCCCTGGGAGACAGCGAAGCTGCCCAGACCATGTTTACCACGGACACGCTGGTTCAGGCACTGGAAGCGGGCCTTTCTGGCGGCGCGTCCGGTGCACTGGGCGGCGCTGTGGGCACGGGGCTTTCCCGGATGAACGCGGGAGATTCCAGCCTGCGGGGCAACGTGGAGCGGTATGCCGCTCAGGACGAATACGAGCAGGCGCTGAAGGAACACCAGCGCCGGGAGGAGCTGGCGCGGGAACCGGGGGAGGTGGACGGGGAAGAACCTCTCAGTCACGCTTTGCGTGACAGCTCCCCTAATAGGGCAACGACGACGACCGCCGCCAGTGGCGGAAACAGGGAGAAGTTGTTGGGGCAGCGGCCAGCAGGATACGAACGAAGTGAAGTAGACGCTGGGAGCCGCAACCCGTTAGCCAAGCTCACGTTGCAGGCACAGACGGAAACAGCTGCGAACCAAGCGGCTGAGGGCAACAGTGCAGAAACTGCTGCCATATCGGACAACTTGGCTGTGCAGACGTTTGCAGAAGCGGCGGCCGGTGACAGCCTGACAGGCAAGACCATCAGGCTGTTCACCCCGGAGGCCGGAAACGAGGCAAACCGCGCGGCTTTTGAGGAAGCCTATGGGGTGAAGTTGCCGAGCACGGCTGCGGCTACCCGGCGGATGCTGCGGGAAGTGGCGGCACAGCGCAGCCAGCAGAATGCTGTTGAGAACGCTGGGGAAAGTGTGGAAAGCTCCACGGAAACAGCAGCGGACGGTGCAGAACCCCTTAGTCAGCGCATAAGCGCTGACAGTCCCCCTAGTATGGGGGCCCTTGACAGGACGGGAAACGTTGAGCTGACTGCGCAGAATGGAGCTGACCGGCAGGCTGTGATGCAGTCGGTCCCTGTGGAAGAAAGCACCCTTGACGGGATGGACAGCAGCAACAGCCCGATGCGGGAAACCTACGGCATGGAAGCACCGAGGACGGAGGGCCAGAAGCAGGCCCGGACGGAGCAGGTGCTGCGGAGCTGGAAGGTGGGCAAAAAGGCGGCGCAGGAGATCAGCCGGAAACAGCCGGAAGGCGTGGACAGTGACCGCTATGCGGCGGCAACATCCACTCTGTACCGGCTGGGCCAGATGGAGGACGTGAAGACCTTTGACCAGGCGCTGGAGCTGGCGGGCACCGGCAGCGGCATGGCGGCCAACGTGAACTATGTGCTGGGCAACCTTAAGGGCCGGAACGCGCTGAAGATCGCCTACACCTACGGCAAGGATGCGGCAGAGACCCGGTGGGCCAAGAGCCAGCTGGGCGGCACTCTGACGGAACAGAGCCTGACGGGCCGGGGTGAGACCATCTACAAGGGAACCACGCGGAGTGAGAACGACGCTGGCAGCCAGGTGATCGAGCTGAACGCGGCGGCAACCGGCACCACGGCGGTGATGAAGAATGTGCTGATGAATAATCAGAACGTGAAGGCCTATGTGGACACGAAGACGGCCCGGATCTTCTTTGGGGACAGTGCACAGGATACGTTCGGCACGGTGCTGCACGAGGACTACCACTGGTACAACGCACTGGACAGCGAGGGAGCCAAGACCTTGCAGGACCATGCCCTGCTGTATCTGGCCAGGAGCAGCGGCTTTGAGACCGTGGACGAGATGATCCGGGAGAAGATGACCGACTATGCCCAGCAGAACCTGACCTATGAGGAAGCTGCCGAGGAGCTGGTGGGCGATGCCTGGCGGGGCATCTTCTCCAATGAATCCGATTTCAAGCGCTGGGTAGAGTTCCAGCGCGGGCAGGCTGAGAAGAACAGCGGCAGGGCCGGAACCATCCGCACCGTGATGAACCGGGTGAAGGAGATGCTGGACGGCATTGTGAGCCGGGCAAAGGAAGTGCTGACCCTTGACCCAGACAACCGGGCGGCCCTGAAGGCCCAGCGCCTGGCCGAGAACGAGCGCAGAATTTTGCAGGACGAGTACTTTGCCCACGCTGAAAAAGCGATGGACAACCTGCGCAGTGCAAAAGAAAACGCCGCTGCCCTCAAGACAGAGAGCGCGGCGGAAGGACGCAATATTCGTTTTTCGATCCAGAAGGATGCCGACGGAGAGAGCTACATCAAAATTGATGAAGATATCCTGAACGGTGTACCCCGTGAAGAATGGAAAACTGTGGTGAAACAGGCAATCAAGGAGCGGTATCCGAACGGCTTTGAGCGGAACGGATGGACAATTTTGAACCATAAAGATGGAAGAAGTGAGTTTGTCCGTTCTAAATCTACAATGGCGCTTCAGAGAACGAACGAAGAAACGTATGCAGATAAAATGCGGATGGCTGCAAATCTGGATGAAATTATTAAAACCGCAGATGAAGTCTACAGAGAACCTGCAAACCACAAGAATGCGGAAGCATTCAACCGTGGAAAAATCAAAATTGTGGTTGGGCAGAATGCCTATGAAGCTGATGTTCTGACTGCCTTCAAAGCAAATGACCGGGAGATTTTCTATGATATTGTAGATATAAAATCTACAAATAATAAAACCTCCATGCGTACCCACGTAGAATCCAAAGATTCAAGGAGTAGTCTGCAAGGAGGTTTTACGGAACCCTCCGGCAAAGCCCACATGGAATCCGAAGATTCGGGGAGCAGAGGGTCGGAGGGTTCTATTTATCAGGAAAGCGCTGACACGGTACTCAAAACCGAGGAGGGCGGTGAACGCCCGAGCTTTCCTGCTAAAAACAGTATAGCACAAGAAAATGCCGAAAGCAAGGGAAACAGCGAACCTGTGAAGAAATCGGTGCGGTTCCAGCTGAGTGACGGCTCTGCTGGAACCGTGGATGAATTGGCGGTACTTCAAAAAGAAAGTCGGGAACTGGAACACCAGCAAAACGCCCTGAAAACAGAGCGAACAAACTGGCTGAACAGCGCCGAGGTAAAGGAGATTGAAGCGAAGAGAAAATCTCTGGGTTTGTTCTCTGCCGAGGCAAAGGAGTTTAAGGCCAGTGAAGAATACCAGGCGTACCTTGCAAAGCGGAAGGACTTTAACCAGCGTGGTGCAGAGCTTGAAAACCGAATCGGTGAAGTGAATAATGCACTGCGGGAAGCCCATGCCAAGCTGGAAACCCAGAGAAATGAACAGAAGCAGAAACAGCAGGCTGTCTATGATGCCAAAGCAAAGGAAGCAGGCGGTGCGGCGAAGTATCGCCGTCAGCTGGCCGTGGAGCAGTTTGGCACGACGAGTGAATTTGAACGGGCCGGATACATCCTGTCGGATGGGAAGATGCTGGATTTTGCCCGGAATGATAAGACCCGTGACACCGACCACCGGGAAATTATGAGTGTGTTCGGCCCGGCGGAAGTATCGGAAGGGACAGACGCGTTGAACAAGTTCCTGGCAGACGGTAATGTGCGGGTGATGGCGGAAGCTCCGGGTGTTGACCTGGCCGCAGACAAAGCCCCGACCGCTGCACAGCTGGAACAGATCCGTGAGATGGCGGGAAGCCTGGGCAGTGAACAGAGAAAGTTCACGCTGGATATTTCCACCACCGACGGCAGGGTTGCAGCCAGCAAGGAGTACAGCGGCCGCATTGATGCTGACCGTGTTGTGCGGGAGATCAGGGACTATTACAAGACCGGTGAGCTGCCCGCAGAGAGCAGCCTGGCACGATTCCGGTACCAGCTGGCGGCCAAAGCCGAACAGGCGGAACGGGACGCGCGGAAGAACACCCAGCGGCAGGCAAGCCGGGCCATTGCGGACAACAGCGCGGCGATGGAAACGCTGGCCCAGATGATGGGTGTGACCCACGGTGTGAGGATCAGCCAGGATTCCATTGACGGGCTGGCGGTGCGGTGGACAAAGGCCAACGGCAGCAGGGCCGACCGGACGAAGATTGCCGGAGAGACCCGGGCGCTGGTGGAGTACATGACGGCGGACGGGGCCAGCATGAGCAAGGCCAGCGCGCTGTCTGAGACCATTGCGGATGAGATTCTGAGCGGGGCGACCTACCGGAACACCGAGCTGTGGGACGAGTACCCGGAATACCACGACCTGAGCTACACGGTGAACAAGGACGGCCCGGCCAAGGTGGAGCTGGTGAAGCGGTACGGGACGTGGAGCGAAGCGGTGGCGGAGGCCCGGCGGCACGGTGTGAAGCTGCGGCAGGCAGAAGGTGTGCGGGACGGCAACCCGGCGGAAGTGTATGAATCCATCGTCAACGACACCCGGGCCATGGGCGGCACCAAGGAAGGGGCAGCGGCCTTGTTCCGGGGCGCGGCCCAGGCGGCAGGCGTGGACGGCGCGGCCAGCATGGAGAGCACCGAGTGGCTGGATGTGCTGATGAACGTGCACGATGCCATCAAGCCCAGGATGATGAGCCGCTTTGCAGATGCTGCCGAGTACGAGGATGCCAAAGTGGAGCTGGCCGACCGGATGCTGGGTGATATCCTGAACGTGCCGGAGATGACCGATGCACAGGCCATCTTTGATGGGTTCCAGCGCTGGCAGCGCCAGGCTGTGGCTGCTGCCGTGGGCGAGGAGAACGCGGAGCAGGCGCTGAAGGACCTGCGGAAGGTGCAGAAGGAGCAGAACCGGGAGTTCAACCGGAGGATGTATGAGAACAGCCGGAACGGAAGCCGAGATGAAGCACTGCGGCAGTGGACAGAACAGCAGAAGCGGAATGAAAAAGCAGAAAAGCTGCTGGATCAGAATCTGGATACGCTGGGGCTGGACATCACCAACTACGGCGATATGGCCGAAAAGCTGGACGTGCTGAAGGAAGCCTACGAACGGGAGTGGAAGGCTGAAAAGAAGCGGCTGAAGGAAGAACGCCAGCAGATGCTGGACGAGATCCGGCTGGAAAACAAACAGTTGAAGCGGGAGAACTGGAACCTTTCGCACCAGGTGGCAGGAGAACAGCGCCGGGCTGATCGGGCCGAGTGGCAGCTGATCCATCAGGAAAACGAACTGCTGGAATGGGAGGAAGAAAATCAGCGCAAGGCACAGGCGTGGCAGGAAAAGCAGGCCCAGCGGAATGCGATTGCAATTGAAGTGGCCCGGCAGCAGCGGGATGAAGATATTGCCATTGCAAAGAAACTGGCCGAGAAACGGGTCGAAAAGGCCCGGGAGGGCCGGAAGAAGGACGAGCTGAAACGGGCCATCCGGAACAATGCCACCCAGCTGAACCAGATGGTGCTGCGGCCTGCAAAGGACAAATATGTGCAGCCCAGGCTGATCCTGCGGGCGCTGGAAGTGGCAAAGCTGGCGGACATGACATTGCTGAACCAGAATGCCGTGAACCGGCTGGATGCGCTGGCGAACAGCATCCGGGCCGAATACGGGGATGCAAACCACCCGGTGGTGACGGAGATGAGCAATGACTGGGAACAGAGCGGCATTGCCAACCTGATCGATGCCCTGAAGGCTGACCTGAGCGCCAGCAAGCAGGCCCAGCTTGACCGGCTGAACCAGCAGCTGACAGAGGCCGAGGCACTGCCGGACAGCGAAAAGGCCGAGATGCTGCGCGACCGGCTGAGAAAGCGAATCCGGGAGACCGAGAACCGCACCTATCTGCCCATGACGGTGGATCAGATGCGGATGCTGAAAGCCATTACGACCAGCACCCTGCATGTGATCCGGACGGCAAACAAAACCCTGAGCCTGCAGCAGGCCGAGGCGGTGGACAAGATCGCCGGAGAAGCGGCGGTGGAGGTGAACCGGAGCAAGGGCAATGACGGAAAATTCCGGCGGATGCTGACGAGGTACAATCTGGATATGCTGGGCGGCACCCGGGTGTTCCGGATGCTGGGCGGATACGCAAAGAACAGCCAGATGGAGAAGCTGGGCACCATGCTGAACGACGGCCAGCGGCGGCAGACGGAGATCCTAGTGGAGGGAACCCACCTGTTCGACAACGTGACAGGCAAAAAGAACCTGAAACAGATGGAACAGTTTGCAGGCAAGGGGGCAAAGCTGGTAGACCTTGGCCTGAAGGACAACCGGGGCAAGGCCGCACCCCTCACCCATGCCCAGATGTGCAGCCTGTACATGCACCTGCGGAACGCCGACAGCAAGGAGCACCTGATGAACGGCGGCTTTACCGTGCCGGATGCAGTGGAGTACAACAAAGGCAACATCGTGGAAGCCTACCAGAAGGGGCAGACCGTGCGGATCGGGATGCTGACCGACAGCGAGGGCAAGCCCATGGCGGACACCATTGTGAGTGCCATTGAAAAGAACCTGACCGACTACGACCGGGCGTGGATCGGGAGCATGGAGAACTTCTTTGGGAGCTACACCACCGACCTGATCAACGAGACGAGTATGAAGCTGCTGGGCTACCAGCGGGCCACCGTGAAAAACTATTACCCCATTGCGGTGAACAAAAAAGCACTGGCGACCCAGATCGAGGGGCTGCATCTGGATGCGACCATTGAGGGACGGGGCTTTTTGAAAAACCGTGTCAAAAGCCCACAGCCCATCCTGCTGGAGGAATGCAATAACGTGGTGCAGCGGAGCTTACGGGACACGGCGGCCTACGCGGGCCTGGCCCCGGCCATCCGGGATGTGCAGAAGGTGCTGAACAGCCGGATCGAGACCGAGGATGGACTGAAGGTGCTGAAGAACGGTATCCTGGAGGAAAAGTGGGGCAGCGATGCGGTGAACTATGTGGATGAGCTGCTGACCGACCTGCAGACCCCGGGACGGAAAACCCGGAAAAGCAGCATGACGGCGCTGGGCAAGCTGCGGGGCAACTACGCCGGGGCTATCCTGACGCTGAACCCGGGCGTGGCCATTGCGCAGGCGGCATCCCTGCCGACCGCCGGTGCTGTGCTGGGTGCGGACACCATGGCGGCGGTGGTTCCCTTTGTAAAGAACTTCTCACCCAAGCAGCGGGCAGCGCTGGAAGCAGAGATCACTGAACACGGGGATGCGCTGCTGCAATACCGCCTGCGGGGCAGCCAGCGGGGCGAGCTGGAAAGCATCGGGAAGAACCTGAGTGCGGCGGAGAAGGGAATGGAGAAGGTCCCCAAGCAGCTGACAGGCTGGATCAACGGCGTGGACGAGATCACGGTAGCGGCACTGTGGGAAGGCTCCAAGCGGTATGTGGAGCACCATACCAATGAGTTTGCAGAGGGTGCAGTCACGAAAGGCAGCGAAGCCTACTGGGAAGCCGTGAACAAGATGTATCAGCGGGTCATTGAGGAGACGCAGCCCAACTACACCACCATGCAGCGGGCAGGCATCCAGCGCAGCGACAACGAGCTGGTGAAGACCCTGACCATGTTCACGACCCAGAGGTTCCAGAACTACGGCATTCTGGCCGATGCCGTGATGGACTACAACGCCCAGAAAGCACGGGACAAGGCTGCACACAGCAGCGAGACAGCAGAAGAAGTGAAGCGGGCCGGAAAGAACCTGAACCGGGCCATTGTGAGCCAGATCACCCAGACTGCTGTGTTTGCGCTGATGAAGATCGGTGCGGACTTCCTGCTGCACCGGTGGGACAGAGAGCAGGACGAGAACGGAGATGTGACCGCGGCCAGCGTGAGCAAGCGATTCCTGAATCTGTACACGGAAAGCTTTGCGGGCAACTTCTTGTATGGCAGCGAGCTGTACAGCGCTGTGGGAAATGCAGTGAACGGTACGGATTACGATGTGGTGAGTGCAACCAACATCAGCGCTGTGAATGATCTTTTTGCAGCAGTAACGAAGTTTTCCAGCCTTGTCCGGCAGGACACAGGTGACATGACGGAGGAACAGCTGGAAGCGTATCACCAGAAACTGCGAAAGGCAGGCGTGAACCTGATGCAGTACGGGTTTGAAATTGCGGGTGTGCCTATGGGGAACGCCCGGAAAATGCTGGATGCCTTTGATGCCTATGTGGAAGATGCACGAGACATTGCAAGCGGAAGCGGCTTTTCGTTCAGCTCGACCCCGACGAGCGCCACCGGGCAGTATGACCGGCTGTACAACGCCATTGCCGAGGGGGACACGGACAACGCCAGCGGTGCTATGGCGAAGCTGGAAGCCATGGGCAAGGACGAAAAGACCATTGCAAGCCAGCTGAAGAACCGGCTGAAGAAATACAGCCCGGAAGTAGAGCAGGCGGCCAGGGCCCGGAACGAGGGCAAAGACAGCCAGCGCCAGGAGCTGACAAAGCAGCTTGTGCGGGAAATGTACGAGACCCTGGGCATCCGGGAGGGGGTCAAAGCTGACGCGAAAAAACGGGCGTGGGTGATTGACCTTGTGACCGAAGCCATTGAAAGCAAGGCCGAGGAGCTGTACAGAGGCGGCACCGGCGGCAGCGTCTACGATGCTTTGACCGAGGCCGTGGACACCGGCCGGGCCGACGACGTGCAGGACGAGATCCGGCGGCTGCGGACGGCGGGCAAAGCGGACAGCCAGATCAAGAGCAAGATCACCGATGCGGTGAAAGAGGAGTATCTGGCGGGCAACGACCACGACCGGGAGAAGCTGGAGAAGCTGCTGACGAGCCTGACCAAAGAGGACGGGAAGGCCATGTATGAGGAAAAGAACTTTGCCCAGTGGGTGAAGGACGCGGCAAAAAAGGAGGAACAGGCAAAAAACAGCAAGGATGAGTGGGCAGAGGTGAGGTGAACTTCTCAGTCACGCTTTGCGTGACAGCTCCCCTAGTAGGGGAGCCAAGTTCACGTTGCTGCTCTTTTGCGGGGAGCCCTGCTTAGAAGAAAGGGAGACCGTTCGGGGTGAACGGCCTCCCTTTTGTATGTCCGGGGTAGTTGCACCCGGCGGGGCGTGATAGGATAGGGTCAGGAAGGGCGCACAAATCTGAAATGAGACCTCTGGATCGATCGAGGAGTGCGCCCGATTGGTGAAGGGAGTGAAACTGTGAGCCAACTGGATATCAAGATCAGAAAGCTGCAGGACAATGGTTCGACGTTCCGGGCGAACATTGAGACGCTGTATCTGGGCGGTGTGCGGAGCGCCAAGGTGGACGAGCTCCGCTTTGAGCTGCCGGAGGAGTGGAAGAACTGTACCGTGACCCTGCATGTGCAGCGCCTGAGCGGCACAAAGCCGGACCCCCAGCTGCTGGACGAACAGAACAGCGCACTGGTAGACCGGCGGTGGACACTGGAAAAAGAGGGCACCTGGATGCTGCTGGCCATCAACGACAGCGGCTACATTGCCATGACCAAGCCTGGCAAGTACACCTGCTATGACACCATCGACACCGACACGACCACCGAGAACATTACGCCGAGCATCTATGAGCAGTTCGTGGCCGAGGTGACGAAGTACGCCAAGCAGGCGATGGAGAGCATGAACGCGGCCAAGACCAGTGAGACCAACGCAAAAACATCCGAAACCAACGCGAAAGCCAGCGCGGACAAGGCGAAGGCCAGTGCCGACAGCATGGATGAGAGTGTGGCCACCTGCACCACAAAGGCCAAGGAGGCCGAAACGAGTGCGGCAAGAGCCAAGACCAGTGAGACCAACGCAAAAACGTCGGAGACCAATGCCAAGGCCAGTGAGAATGCAGCAAAGACGAGTGAGGACAACGCCAAGAGCAGTGAAACCGCCGCCAAGAGTAGCGAGACCAAGTCCGCTGCCAGCGAGGAGCGCGCCAAGGCCAGTGAGACCGCTGCCAAGCAGGCCCTGCAGGACACGGAGACGGAGCACACCGCCGCCTTGCAGGATATCGCACAGGCCCGCACCACGGCCCTGAACGACGTGGCGGCCTCCACCAAAACGGCCACCGCTGCGGCAAACACCGCCACCCAGCAGGCCACCGCCGCTGCGGGGAGCGCTTCCACCGCCGCCACCAAGGCCGGGGAGGCAGAGAAGAGCAAGACGGCAGCGGCTACCTCTGCTACCAATGCCAAAGCCAGTGAGGAAGCATCCAAGAACTGGGCGGAGGAAGCTAAAAAGGCGGCAAACACCGACACGACCGTCTCCATCGCAGGGGCCCCCGCCGATGCTGCGGCGACCCGGGCGCTGATCAAGGAGATGCTCGCTGCCCAGCGGGAAGAGGACTACAAGAGAGTCAGGTACTGGGCCAGCAACGACCCCACCAGCCCGGCAAGCTTTATCGGCGGCACATGGGAGCGCGTCGAAGGTGAGTTTATCATGGGCGCTTCCAGTGCCTACCCTGTGGGCACCACCGGCGGCAGCGCCACCCACACCCAGACTACTGCCGAAATGCCGAACCATAGCCATAGTGGCAGTACCGGCAGCGCTGGTTCCCACAGCCACAGTGCATCCACCGACAGCGCAGGCTGGCATAGCCACAGTGGCACGACCAACGGTGCGGGTGAGCATAGCCATGAGGTGAATGCTGAGTATAAGAGTGGCGGCGATGATGGCGAATCGTACCGTATTAGGAACTATGGAGCTTCCTGGGCTAATTATAAATTTACAACCAGTTCTGATGGTTCCCACACCCACAGCTTCAGCACGAACGGCACGGGAAGCCACACCCATACCGTGAGCATCGGGGACGCTGGCGCTCACTCTCATACCGTGAGCATCGGCAGCACCGGCAGCGGGCAGGCAATGAGCATCCTGAACCCTTACTATGCCCTGTACATCTGGGTGCGGGTGGATGATGCCGCATGAAAGGAGCGCACATGAAAATTATTGACGAGACTGGCATTGTGCTGACCGCTGAGCCGGATCTGGAAGCTGGCTATCTGGTGGAAGATGTGGAAGTCGTTCACCATGATGCCGTAGAGGGCACAGCTCCGCAGTGGCACAGAGAGACCGCAAAGCTGCCGGACGGCTCTCTCGCCATCTACTATCGGGATGGTAAAGAGATTGGCCGGGACATGGTGAAGGTCATCGATGTGCCCGGTGTTGACCCTCAGCCCGCCTGGGATGAGGAAGTGCCGGTGATGCGGTACATCCGCTACACCGCCGAAGAGCTGGCTGCACAGGCTGAAGCCAAGAAAAAGGCAGAAGAAGCCGCTGCCGCCGAAGCGAAGAAAAAGGCAGAGCTGGAAACCGTGCCGGGCCGCATGGACGCTCTGGAAGCGGCAAACGACGACCTTGTGCTTATGATGGCCGATTTGATTGGAGGTTAAAACTATGAAAACGCTGAACAACCTGAAACTCCGCATCATGGTGCGGGCATTCCGCATCCGGCTGAACAACGGCGAAGCCTTTGAGGCAATCGCGGCGGATTACCCTGCCCTGACCGCTGACGACCTGGAAGCTATCCACGTCCAGCTGACCGAGAAGGAGGCGCAGAGCAATGGATGACCTGAAGGTGCGCATCACACTGGGTGACACGACCCTGGAGGGCACATTGGACGAGCTGCTCGAGAGCGGAACTTTCAAAATGGAGTATGACCAGGCAGGGCTTAACAAGATCGTGCAGGAAGCTGTTGCCCTACAGAGAGCTGAGTATCAGAAAGACCCGCAGCATTACCATGTGCATACCATGACCATGGACGAGCTACCGCATCATCCCTGCACAACAGAACCGGGAGCGCATACATTCGGCAGTGAAATGTATGGGATTCGACATTTCAATGCATGGCCAATCTGCAGTGGAAAGCATGTCACGATTTGGCCCAATGATGACACCGGTACGAGTTGGCGAGTTTATGTGGGAGGCACTTTGAATACTGCAGAGGAGGCGCAGAGCAATGCCAAGAACAATACTTGACGTGAGCAAATGGCAGGGCAGCATCAACTGGGACAAGGTCAAGGCAAGCGGCAAAATCGACGGCGTGATGCTGCGGGTGCTGGGCAGCAAGGGCGGCAAGCCCTACCTCGACCCCTATTTCGCCCGCAACTACGCCGAGTGTGCCCGGCTGGGCCTGCCCGTGGGCGGCTATTACTACACCTGTGCGGTCACGCCCCGGCAGACGGAGGAGGAGCTGGCCGCCCTCAAAACAGCTCTCCGGGGCAAAACGTTCCAGCTGCCCCTTGCCATCGATGTGGAGGACCCCCGCCTGCGCTCCCTGGCCCCCGCAAAGCTTTCGGCCCTGGTGGCCGAAGCCGCTGCCCAACTCGAAGCGTGGGGGCTGTATGCAATGGTGTACACCTACACCAATTTCGCGGATACCGCCCTCGACATGGCAGCACTCGCTGCTTACGATCTGTGGATCGCGGACTACCGCGGCAAGCGCCCCGCCCGCCGCCACGGCATGTGGCAGTACACAAGCAGCGGCAAGATCCACGGCGTGAGCGGCCCGGTAGACCTGAGCGTGGCCTACAAGGACTATGCTGCCATCATCCAGCGGGCCGGGCTGGGGCAGGTCAGGGGGTGAGACCGATGTGGCAATGGATCGCCCAATATTGGGCAGAGTGGGCTTTCGGTCTGCTGGGCACCGCCGTCATCGCGGTGGTCATCAAGTACAAGGCTCTGCTGGACGGCGTGCTGGCCATCCTGCATGATCGTATCTATCAGGCGTGTCAGTATTACATCAAGCAGGGCAGCATTGACACTGGTGGACTGAAAAACCTCGAATACCTTTACAAAAGCTATCACGCACTGGGCGGCAACGGCACCGGCACAGAGCTGTACAACCGCGCCAAGGCATTACCCATCAAACAGGAGGACTGACCTATGATGAACCGAAAAATCCCCGCCGCGACCATCGCCCGCACCGTAGTGCTGGCACTGGCCCTCGTCAACCAGCTGCTGAGCGCGGCAGGCAAGCCGGTGCTGCCCATCGACAGCGCCAGCGTAGAGCAGTGGGTTACCGCTGGCCTGACCACCGCTGCCGCCATCTGGGCATGGTGGGAGAATAACTCCTTCACCCCCGAGGCCATCCACGCAGATGAGCTGCTGGATCAGATGCAGGGGAAGATCAAGTAAGATCCAATTACCGTACATAGCAGCAGCCCCGGGGAGCCTGATGGTTCCTCGGGGCTGAGTTTGTGTTTTCGACTTCTTTCGACAAAAGGCGTAGCATGATGGGCGAAAGGATGTGTTAGAATGACTGATACACAATTTGACCACTTGCTACGCCCTCTGGGTATCATTCGCACAAAGAATGATTATTATACTCTCCGGCAGTGTATGACGCTGATTTGCACCAGGCCTGACCGGTTGCGAGCCTTGCAGAAGGAAGTTTATCTGCCTGTGGCGGAAGCTTCTGGTTATGCTTGGAGGGCTGTTGAGAGCGCTGTTCGCAGGACGGCAAAGCTGGCATGGAAAACTGACCTGGAAAAAGTGCAGGTGTTGGCGGGATACCCGCTGGATCATCGGCCAACGGCGGGACAGTTTTTGGAGATGCTGTATAATGCAGCAGATACTATGTACGAGAAAAAGTAAGATTTGAAAGAAGTATGTAGAAAGAATTGGGGGTGGCGTAAAGGGAAAAATTGTTCGAGTGAGAATGTGTCAGGTGGACCATAAATCCAACGATTTCACGTTAGAAATCGTTGGATTTTTTTGTTTATAGGCTGGCCTCAATTTGATTTTGACCACAATTTTGACCACAATGCCATAAAGAAAGTTTGGAGAACCATTCAAAGAAATGCTCCAAACAAAAGCGGAATACAGCTATTTTGACATAGCAACGCTGCTTATATAGAGCAAAGCACTACTTATAAATAGCGGTGTCAGGAATTGAGATTTTGGAATACCAAAAAAGACACCCTCGCTTTTGATAGGAATCTCATGCAGGGCTGTCCCTATCTCAACGCGAAGGTGTCTTAATAACGAGGGTCAGATGCCACGGAACGTAAAGGTGAACTCCACAGGCTTGGTCACATCGGGAATATACTCTAGGTGGACATTGGCACCCCAGCTGTCATCACCGCCAACGCCCATCTGCTCACCCAT